GCCCTACCACAATATGAATGCTACGATGGAGTTTGCATTTGACTCAAACAATAACCCATTAATGATTGGAAGTTTTATAAAATTAGCAAAAGAAAAACAAATAAAACCAAATGATTTTTTTAATTTTAAGGTGCAAGAGTATGAGGCTGAAGGTGAGTGGAAACATTATCCTCCTTGTGTACAAAAACTAATTCAAGAGGGGTGGAGTGGTAATAATCGTAACAATTTTTTGTTTAATGTTTTAGTTTTAGAAATGAAAAAAAACTCTACCCTTTCTGTGCAACAGTTAGAAGAGACTGCACAAGAACGTAATGTACAAATTTTTACAACTCCATTAGGCAAGAATGAAGTATCGCAACTTGCAAAATCAGTCCACAAAGGAGGCTATGAATTTCAATGTCCTCCTAAACATCCAGAATATGGGCCAATCTGTAACAAGGAATTATGTAAAACAAGAAGACTTGGCATTGGTGATGCAGTGCCAGAAATTATAGAATTTTTTGATAATATAAACTATATACAAGATACAAAAAATATATGGTATGAGTTTGATTATAAAGGTCAACGCATAAGTGTTACACCAGAGGATATGAAAGATGAAAAGAATTTTAGGGTGAAACTGTTAAGACATCGAGTATATTGGCTAACACTACCAAAACCTCGTAAAGGCCCAAGTCCCTTTGAATTGTTGATGAAAACAATTGTAGATAAATCTATTGAGTCTACTGACCATCAGTATAAAGACACTGTTGAAGAAGAGCGGTATTCTGTACTTAAAGACTTTTTTGAATCACACATTGAACAAGATAAGTTTGAAAAATTGAAGGATGGTTATGTGGTTTTAGATTCTAAAACAAATATTTGTTATTTTAAGAAACTAACTTTGGATCGTTTCTTAAAAAAAAATGCAGCTCGCACCTTTAACACTACGACAGATGCTTTACGTATGTTAGGTTGTGATAGAGCAGACTACAAAGAAGGTGAGAAAAATGTATGGTATGTTGAGATGCCTAACTTTGTAAGTCATCAAAGTATCAAGAAAAAAGTAGAAAAAGATGAAAGTGAAATGGATGAAAGGTATCATGATAAATTCAGGAATTCAAAAACAAAAGAGTCTGCACAGAAAGACAATTAAAATTTTCGGCCCTCCTGGTACGGGTAAAACACACACCCTTATTGAAAGAGTATTGAAAAAACATTTAGCAAAGGGCACTCATCCTAAAGATATTGCCTTTATATCTTTTACAAATAAAGCAGTTGATACAGCTCGTGATAGAGCCTTGTCTACATTTACACAATATACAACAGATGATTTTCAAAGATTTAAAACGTTACATAAGTATTGTAGGAGATATTTTGAGGAAGAGGTTTTTGATCCAAAAGATTGTATGCTTGACTATGCCTTGCAAGCTAAGATTATTAAAACTTCAGACAATCGTTTATCTGACGATAATTTTCAATATAAGGATTGGTCATTAGGTGTGTATGATAAAGCACGAAACACGCTCCAAGAACCTCAATTGGTATATAAAAATGAAAGCTATAAACGAGATTCACTTGATATATTTTTAAGAAAAGTTGATACATATGAACACTATAAGAAAGAGTCCTTCATTGATTTTACAGATATGATTGAAAGAGCGATAGATGAAGTAGATTTCCCTCCGCTTAAAGTCTTAATTTTAGACGAAGCTCAAGATTTTACACCCTTACAATGGTCTGTAATTTATAAAATGTCTGATAAAGTTGAACGTATATATTTAGCTGGTGATGATGATCAAGGTATTTACAAATGGAATGGTGCAGATCCAAAATATTTTACTACTTATTTTCCTGGTCGCAAAGTTATACTTCGACAAACTAGGCGTTTTGGTGAACAAATTTATAAATTTTCTCAGATAATACGACAAGGTATTTTTGATAGTGTTCGCAAAGATTATGAATGTTTACCAAAAAAAGGTACTGTAAATAGATATTTAAAATTTAATGAAGTGCCTTTTCATAAATTAGATGGCACTTGGTATATATTGGGTAGAGTGCGTTCAACAGTCAATGAATTAAGAATGGCCGCGAAAGATGCTGGTTTATATTTTTCTGATAATAAAGGTACAAAAAGTTTTGATTCTAAACAATGGGATGCAATCAGAGCTTGGACTGCACTCACTAATAATAAAAAAATAACTCGTGATTCAGCAGAAAATATGTATAAATATATAAGAGAATTAAAAGATTATGATTTTAGAACAGTAAAGTTTTGGCAGACTATTCCTGAAACACAATTGTTTAGTTTAAAGGATTTACGAGATTGGGCAGGTTTAGATATGGATGATAGTTACTTAAAAAAAACTTGGTGGGAAGTTTTAAAAAGAAATTTTAAAGATAATCAAGTCGTCTATTTTGTTCAGCTTCTCAAAAATTATGGTCATAAAAAATTATCAAGCGAACCTGATATAGTTATTGATACAATACATTCAGTAAAAGGTGGTGAGGCTAATAATGTTCTTATATACTCAAAGACTAACTATGCCTCAACTTTTGACAGAAAGAATAGAGATGAAAAATCAGATGAAAAACGAGTATATTACACTGCGGTAACTCGTGCAAAAGATACCTTGCATATCTTGTCAACAGATCATCAATTTAATTATCCTATTGGCAAAGACTATTTAATTTATTTACAGGAGTATGATTATGGATGAAGTTAACTTTCCGTCACATTATCGTAAAGGTAAAATAGAATGTATTGATGCAATTGAAGCCGCCTTGACTACAGAGGAGTTCTTGGGATATCTTAAGGGACAGATTATAAAATACACTTGGAGAGCAAAGCATAAAGGCAAAGAGTCACAAGATTATCAAAAACTACAATGGTATTGCACTCGACTCGTAAATTTTACAAAAGATAATGACTAGTTTACAATTAACATTTAATTTTAAAAAGCATATGTGGAGTGCTCCTAGTGAGTACAAAGATCTTAGTGATGCGAAAGAAATTGCGATTGATTTAGAAACCAAAGACGAAGGTATTAATCAAGGTTTAGGTGCTGGTTGGGCTACAGGTGCTGGTGAAATAATAGGTTTTGCAGTTGCTACTGAGGGGTGGCAGGCTTACTATCCTTTTGGTCATTTTGGTGGTGGTAATTTAATCAAAGAGCAAGTGTTGAAATATATGCATGACATTTGTGCTTTACCTTGTGCTAAAATTTTTCACAATGCTCAATATGATGTAGGGTGGTTGAAAGCTTATGGTATCGATGTCAAAGGTGAAATTATTGATACTATGGTTGCTGGTGCTCTAATTGATGAGAATAGATATACTTATAAATTAAATTCTTTAGCGAAAGATTATATTGGAGAATTAAAAGCAGAAACTGATTTGGTAGAGGCCGCAAAAGCTCACGGTGTAGATCCTAAACAAGAGATGTGGATGTTACCAGCAGAGCATGTTGGTTTTTATGCAGAGCAAGATGCACGATTAACTTACTTGTTATGGCAAAGATTTAAACACGAGATCTATAAACAGAATTTAGAAACAATTTGGGAATTAGAAAAAAAATTATTGCCTATCTTAATTGATATGCGAAAAAGAGGGATTAGAGTAGATTTAGAAAAAGCTAATATATTACAAAAACAATTTGCAGAAAAAGAAAAACAAGTCTTATTTCGTATAAAAAAACTTGTTGGTAAAGACATTGATATTTGGGCAGCCAGGCAAATAGGTTTTGCTTTTGACAAATTAGGTATTGATTATCCAAAGACTTCTAAATCAGGTGAGCCTAGTTTCACACAAAATTGGTTATCTAATTCTGAACACGAGATTTCAAGGTGTATTGTAAGTGCTAGAGAATTAAATAAATTTAGAAACACTTTCCTTAATTCGATACTGAAGTTTGAGAACAAAGGTAGAATACATGCAGAGATACAACAACTTCGTAATGATTCTGGAGGTACTGTTAGTGGTAGATTAAGTATGTCAAATCCTAACTTACAACAATTACCAGCTCGCAACAAAGAGTTTGGACCTATGATTAGAGGTTTGTTTTTACCAGAAGAAGGCTACAGATGGGGTAGTTTTGATTACTCACAACAAGAACCACGTTTAGTGGTTCATTATGCCTCTAGTATTGGAGAAGGCTATGAGGGGTCACAAGAATTGGTTGAGGCTTATGCCAATGCAGATGCTGATTTTCATCAGACTGTGGCAGATTTAGTTGGGATTGATCGTAAGCAAGCAAAAACAATTGGATTAGGTTTGATGTATGGTATGGGTAAAAACAAATTAGCTAATATGCTTGGCCTTGGTTTTGATGAGGCTAGTGCTTTGATTGGAAAGTTTAATAGAAGAGCACCTTTTGTAAAAATGTTATCTGATAGATGTATGAAGAAAGCTAATGAGGAGGGTGTTATAAGAACAAAATTAGGTCGTAAATGTAGGTTTGATATGTGGGAGCCAAAAGATTTTGGTATACACACACCAGAAACTTTTGAAAATGCTAGTGCTAAATATGGTCGTAACAATATAAAAAGAGCTTTTACTTACAAGGCATTGAATAGATTAATTCAAGGCTCTGCCGCAGATCAAACTAAACAAGCCTTAGTCAAATGTAATGAAATTGGTTACTTGCCTTTATTACAAATACACGATGAACTTTGTTTTAATGTGCTCGAAGAAGATGTTGATAAAATCAAAAGTGCGATGGAGGGTTGCGTGGAACTCAATGTTCCAAGTGTGGTAGATGTAGCACTTGGTTCAAACTTTGGTGAAGCTACGTAATATTTTTTGCTGAGGCTATATCTTTTAAAATCATACGTCCTTTAATCGTATCAATTTTTTTTTCGATATCTTTCATCTCAATAGAATATACTCCTGTGCTTGTATACATGAAGTTCCACTGAGCTTCTAAAGCCATTTTTTCAGCTATTAAAGTATCCATATTCATATATCTCCTTAGTATATAATAAGTTATTTTTGATGTTTTGTCAATTCTTCTTGACATATCCTATATTATCTATATCTTAATATAATTAACTTAACAGAAAGGAATATTATGGATCCGAATAGATGGAAATCAGTAGCTGTCAGAGTAGCTGATTATAACTTATTGAAAGGTTTAGGAAAACTAAAACACAGAGCACCTGCCTCTCAAATTGCAAAATTAGTAGATGATTACATTAAATATTTAGCAAAAAAAGAAGGTTTAAAAGTTGAAGACCTTAAAAAAAAGTTAGTGGCTACTCAAAATGGATAAAGCAAATAACTCTCAAGAAAAACAACTTCGTTGGGCACCTTTTCTAGCTTTTGTTGATACCAAAAGATATGGCACCGGGTATTTAGATACCTCAATAGCTCACGATGATTATAAAAAAGGTATACATATTTCATTACCAGAGCACCTAGAACTTATAATGGATAGTGAATTCGAGTATAATGGTAAGAAGATGAAAGCTTTAACTGTTCATAGATGTCCTTATTGGGACGAATCTCTTTATGTCTTTGCTAGAGAGATAGAATGAAGTGGATTTTAATTTTATTTTTATATAGTGGTGAGGAAGTCGTATATGGTGAACTTGAAGCCTGTAATGTAGACAAAATTTGGGATAAAGTTGAAATGTACGAGCAAGAGAATAACATAGATGTTCAAGGTTGGGGTTGTTACGATGAGAAAACATTCATCATACGACAAAAAGCCAGAGAAAGTTTAGGTATAGATGTTTGATTGGTTTATTGTAACACTTTGGTTTGAGTTAAATGACAAACTTTATATGAAACATTATCCAGACCACCTCGTCAGTAATTGTGAAAATGCAATTGTTGAACTTATTGATGTGTATAAAAAAAAATACCCACTGCGAGAGTTTCGTGCAGCTAAATGTAATAAACCTTCAGTCTGGTATAATAAATACAAATTGAATAAGTGGGACATATATAAATAAAAAATGAAACTCTTAGATTTATTTTCTGGTATTGGTGGCTTTAGTTTAGGTGCAGAATATAATAATATAGAAACAATAGGATTTGTAGAAAAAGATGCATTTTGTCAAAAAGTATTACGAAAACATTGGCCTAACACACCAATCATTGGAGATATAAGAGATGTCAAAAGAGAAACCTTTGAGTCAGTTGACATTGTTTCCGGAGGATTCCCCTGTCAACCCTTCTCAGTCGCAGGAAAACGAAGAGGAACAGACGATGACCGCTATCTCTGGGATGAAACTATTAGAGTCGTGTCCCTTTACAAACCCCGATGGTTTGTTGGCGAAAATGTTGACGGACTTGTTAACATCCAAAACGGCATGGTACTCAGACAGGTGCAAACTGATTTGGAAAAAGAGGGTTTCCAAGTCCAATGTCTTGTTATTCCAGCTAGCGGCATCGGTGCATGGCACCAAAGAAAAAGAGTCTGGATTGTGGGCCACTCCCAACACGATGGATCATCTACCTCCCAGGAGCAAGGAGGGTACAATCAAACTTCAACAAGGCCACAGGAAGGGGAGAACTCGTCCATCAAATCTGAGGGAGCAAGTAGATCCAGAGACAATGGCAATGTATCGCACACCAACGACAATGGACTCGAAGGAAGACAGTTTGAAACACGCAACGAAGATGATGCAAGGAAAGACAACGAGAGCCTCTGGAGAAAGAGTACAAATAACATTAGCAGATCAAGTGATGATAGAGGAAATAAAACGAAACCCAGAGTTGATGAAGACATATCAAGACCACACGATGGTAACAAGGAAAAACCTACCACCACCACAGATGTTTGTGAAGTATCTCAAGAGTCAAACGACAGTGGCACAATTGAACAAGCAAGTAGAGATAAAGAAAACAACGATAGAACATTGGTTCAGAAAAGACAAATGTTTCAGTTATCCAAGTCCAGAGGATTGGGAGATGATAAAACCTCATCTGAAAGAAATAAAATACGACAAGGAGATGACAACACTGTATCCCATCGAGTGGACTCCAACGATGTATCCAACACCCACGACTCAAGACTCACGAATCGGCCCCAACAACATCAAGGGAAGTCAACACAGGAAAGAGAGGGGCAACCCAGCTCTAGCCGACAAAATTTTATTTCCAAGTCCAACAGCAACGAATGTGAACACACCTCAACCAGACAGAGTAGAAAGAACAAAATCTGGAGGTTTTATTCTGAGGAAAAAGAACAAGCCTCATATGACCTATGGAGCAAGACTTCAAGATGCGATGATGTATCTGGAGAACAAGAAGATGTATCCAACTCCCAACACCAACGATGGAGCAACGAATCCATCAGAGGACATAGAGAATTGGGAGAAAAGAGCAGAGAAAAAGAAAAAAGAGGGAATCAATCTGCATTACGCTCTACGACATGCAGTTCAGAAAGAGGAACAGATGAAGATGTATCCAACTCCTGTAGCGAAAGACAATTGCTCAGAGAGTCTGGAAAGTTGGGAGAGAAGAGCGAAGAAACACAAGGCTCAAGGGAAAACAATACCCAAGGCTTTGAGAATACAAGTGCAAGAGGAAAGCAAGATGTTTCCTACACCAACACAAAGAGATTACAAGGACACAACAGTAAGCCAAGGTTATCAGAGGAGGAACTCAGATTCACTTCCGGTAAAGATGATGAAAAACAATACACCTGGTGGGAAACTCAATCCAACATTTGTGGAGTTCCTGATGGGGTATCCTATGGATTGGACAAAGGTAGAGTAGGTAGGATTAAGTCTTTGGGTAACTCAATAGTTCCCCAGATAGCTTATCAAATTTTTAAGTCAATTAAACAAGCAGAGGAGGTAAAATGACTAAAAATAAAAATATGATATGTGAAGAATGTAACGGTAATGGATATGTTCGCACAGATCAAAACAAACCAATAGCCGCAGATAACACACATATCTGTTCAGTATGTCAAGGCGAGGGAACAGTTGGTGATGCAATAAGGTTTGAGGACAATGAAGTACAATATTGGTGTTAGTGGCCTTCCTAATTTTTTAGTTGTAGGCACTCAAAAGGGTGGTACTACAAGTTTGTATCATCTGTTGCGTAGACATTCAGGAATGTTTCTTAGCACACCAAAAGAGACGCATTATTTTAGTAAAAACTATGATAAACCTTTATCTTGGTATCAAGAACATTTTTTACAAGCACACCCTTCACAGTTGCGAGGTGAAGTAACACCTTTTTACCTATTTCATAAACACGCACCAGAAAGAATATATGATAATGTACCCAATGCACGGCTCATTGTCCTCTTACGAGATCCTGTGGAGCGAGCTATCTCACAGTATTTTCACGCAAAAAATAAAGGTTACGAGACTTTAGGTATTGAAGATGCTTTTGCTGCAGAACCACATAGAATAAATCGATCTGACTACAGCTACCAAAAACATTCTTATTTAAGTAGAAGTAGATACGATGAGCAATTAAAAAGATATAAGAAATTCTTTTCTGATAAACAAATTTTAATTATGCGAAGTGAAGATTTGTTTACAGATACATTAAATTGTTGGAAGAAATTGTTGCATTTTATTGGTGTAAGTCCTATTGACTTACCTTGTCCTTTGCCTTTTTATAACAAAGGTAAAAAAGACACAGTGCCAAAAACATTATGTAACAAACTAAAAGACGAGTTGATTAATACTTATAATTGGCTTGAAGATAAATATAAAATAAATTGGAGTTAATTATGACTGAATTTCAACAAGGCATATTCAAACTAGTAGCAACAACATCGTTAGGTAGAGCAATTGTTTACACTTTAGGACACATTATAATATCAATGTGTGTTGTGTATTCTCTTACAGGTGCTTCTATTTTTGAGGCAGGTTTAGTAGCTGTTATTGAACCACTCATAAATGGTTGTTGGTATTTAATATTGGACAAGTTTTTTGTAAAGTTCAATGATTAATAAGGTAGAAACAGAAATACCTTTTACTACTAATAACAGAATAATAGATTTGTTATACTTATCTACATCTTGGGGATTTGGTAGTGATGTTGGTTTGTCAAAAAGCAAAAATAAAATGGATAGTGGTTTTGTTGTTACTTCTTTTAGTGACGGCAACCCCTCATTTCAAATAGACAGTTTGAATATTTATGCAAACGTAATATTAGATGCAATAAGTCATAATGCATTTTTAAAATACAACAGAGTGAGAAGAGTGTATTGGAATTGGTATCATTCAAACAGTCAAACTGAATTTCATCAAGATAATGTAGCCGACAATCAAGTATCAATAATATATAATTTACACGACAATGATGGAGGCACTGAGTTTCAGATAGGCGATAAGATAGAATTTTTTAAATCAGAACCTTCACAAGCTCTGATATTTCCAAGTAAAATTTTTCATAGAGGTATAGCACCGAAAGAAAAATGTAATAGATTTTGTTTAAATATACTTACAGAGATATAAAAAATATGGATACAGAAGAAAAAATTTTATTAGCTTGTATAAAAAACACAGCTTATCCCGTTGAAAGATTAACTGCAAAGTATGGTTACACTATGCTTGACTTACAGAAAATTAAAAATGCCTCGTCCAAATAAATTAAAAGTACCTTACACAACTTTCAATATTGTTTTACCAATCAAGACAAAAGAAATATTATCTAAACTAGCTCATCAAAGAAGTAGAGAGCAAGGTATTCAAGTTTCTATTTCTGACATAATAAGGGAGAGCATCAATGCCAAGATATTATAAATCTGCCAATCAACATAGTAGTGTTTCATCAAAAGAGCTTTTTGTAAAAGATTCGAAGTATAGGAATAGACATAGATTAAAGACAAGAGTCATCAAAACTGGCCAAGTACCTTATGAGTGTTTTAAGTGTAAAAATCCTGGTGAATGGCAAGGAAAAAAATTAACACTTGTGCTTGACCACATAAATGGTGTAAAACTAGATCATAGGCTATCGAATCTCAGATTTGTTTGTCCGAATTGCGATAGTCAGCTTCCAACGTACAAGAGTAGAAACATAAAGTATCAAAAGGACAAAACAGAGCGTTTCAATCTTTCAGGTTACGATCCAAACATATATAAAAGCAACGAGTGACACGAACCACGACCCAAGAACCTAAATTTTACTTGGAGTTGTTATGGATAAAAAAGAAAAATTAACAAAATTACTTAATTTGTTGTCGTTTAAACTCAAACATAAGGATTATGTCGCGGCATTTAGTTTAATTTACGATCTAAAGTTAGGTAATATGTCAAAAGAACAAACCATTGAAATATTTAAAGAAGTCGCTCAATTTGAGCACGAGTTTCAGAATTATAAAAAATTCTCTGTCATACAAGGTAGCAAAAAAGATGAAGACTAGTTACACTGAAAGTATGAAGAAAAAAATTGACCTAAATGACCTTTTTGACTTTGATATAAGCGAAGATGAACCTTTAGTATTGAATGTCGAAGAGATGGACTTTGAGGAAAGAAATTTATTGTTTGATAAATTATATCAAGACTACATCATTCTTCTTGGAGAAAAGAAACCTATAACGAGAGTAATTAATAACTATAAAAGATTATTGAAAGAAATATCTGTTAACTATTTCAACTGATGGTAGCATCTCCAGACTTACTAAGAAAAATTGGACTCAAGTTTGCTCGTTCTGTACTCGATAAAAATTTAGATCCAGAACAAAAACTTTGGCGAGAGGTTGTTGTCAATGCCTTCGATGAAACATTGATATCAAGCTCAGACCGCAAACCATCGCTTATAAAAATATCTGCTCATAACTGGCTACTCAGTGAATCTGATGATTTTAGAAAAGTATGTGAGTGGGGTACTCTCGACCCAGAAGATATGAGAGAGTGCTACAAAAGAGCCTTGATGCGAAAAACTATTACCTTCACACAACGACAAGTAGCCTGGAAAAAATATGATACTTTATACAGAGATATGATTCGTGAACCATTAAAAGAGATGAAAAGAATGAAAAGAAGAAAAGTTGATAGATATCGTGACGAAATTAAACAAGTGCCTACTTCCTTAATCTCAACCATTGTTTTATCAATCCTTGTTTAGTATCCATCTTCTTAATGTTGCGTATATGAACTATAATCATAGCTATACATAATGCCATCATAGACCAAGAACCACTGACCACGACCCACGAAACCCAGATTATTTGTGAAAACAGACCAAAAATAGGTGCATACCAAGATTTGTTACCATAAATCATAATTGATGCTATTGCTGACAAGCTGGCTAGAATCTCAAATAAAAGTAACATAATAGAAAAATAGCACATAAATCATATAAATCTATGTGCTATTTGAACATATAAACGAAAGGAAGAGGAATTATCCTCTTACATCATATTTATAACATTTCTGTCATTTAACTACAAGATATATCTTTTTCTATTTTACTATAAAGAGCTTCCTTACAAATAAAAATAAAAATAAAAAGGTAAAATAGAGTAATATTTTGGGAAAACCAGGAAAACAAGCAGAAAACAAGGAAAAAAGACAAAAAGTTTTAGGAAAGTTTTAGGAAAAATTCCTAAAGTTTAGGAAAAAAGTAAAATCTTGAGGCTAATTATGCAATTTTTTTTTATTTTTTTTATTTCTAGTAAACTATATTATGATATTATAAATTATGCCAAAACCAAAAAAACATTTAATTCCAACTGATAAATTGCAAGAACAACAAAAAAAGTTTGTTGATATTATGGTTGAGAATTGGGGAAACATATCAAAAGTCGATGCGGCGATCAAAGCTGGCTATAAATCTGAAGGCAAAAGTGGGAAACCATATGACCAAGCGAGTAGATTATTGAACCCAGACTTAAATCCTCATATTTGCAGATATTTAGAAAAACGACTGTCTGAAGAACAAGAAAAGTATGAAAAAGATAAATTAAGAAGATATAAAACTTTTGAAAGATTAAGAAATGGTGCAGAGATGAAAGGTCAATATACAGGAGCTATAAATGCAGAGTTTCGTGCAGGACAAATGGCAGGAATGTTTGTTGATAAGAAAGAAATTACTCATAATACTTTAGAAGGTATGAGTAGAGAACAACTTGAGGAAAGGTTGCAGCAACTTGAGAAAAAGATTGGGGATTCATCTGCAATCATAGATGTAACCCCTAATCATATCAAAGAAGTCACCTAATCATATCTATTTCAATTGTTCAAAATAAAAAATGATTAGGCCAATAATCATATATAATAAAATTAATTCCATTATTTTTCTTCGTAAATTTTTTCTATTTGACAAATATCTAAATATTTCTCTTTTAAAAAAGCATCTATTTTCACAATTAAATCTCGCAAATCAGAAGCTTGTAAATCATAAATATGTAAGGTTTGACCAAAATTTGTATCTCTGTGATAACGAAGTGTGAATTTTCTTTTTTTAGTCATTTCAAACCCCCTTTTCTTCAAATTCATCAACTTGTTCATCAATTATGTCAATTGGTAAACCTTTATTCAACTCTTTATAATTACCATCAAACCATTTTTCTTCTGCATCTTGATGGTCATATGCTTTTACTTCGAATTGCCATTTTGCAACTGCTCTTGTGGTTAAAATAAATGTTTTTAATTTTTTAGTCATTTTGTAATCCTTTCTAATTTTACTTGGTCATATCCTTTAGCAATCCATTCATCATAATCTCTTTTTGCATCTGAATATTTTTTATAGTAGTCATCAACACCACCTACCCATACAATATATTTCCAATTCATTTTTCCTCCATTCTTAACATTATTTTTAGTTCTCTTAATCTTTCGCAATTGAAACCAACATCTTCTTTGTCCATTTCTTTTGCACCAACCATATCTTCCCACTCTACAACCATATCCTTAATACAATCAATAAAGTGTTGCTCATTGTTAAAACAAGAGTGTTTGAATAATTTTACAGATAACATTTTAAATCCTTTCTCCCACCCAATAAAGGGTGGGATATTGTTTATATTACTTTTTTGTAATTCCACACATTTTAAGTTGTGTTGGAGAAATGCCCATTTTGTAAAAAAGATTTTTGTTTGTTAAATCTTTTCTTAACAATCTTGCTTGAGTAAACCAACTGATAGGAATTGGACACACTCCATCATCACCACCAAATATTTCTCTTTTTCGTTCCCAAGCATCTTCGTGAACATTTGGGTTACATTCTTCACAATAAACAACAACATTACTTTTTTTGTCTTTTGTTTTGTTCATTTTTTTAGAATGATTCATAAGGTAAACACCACTATCTCCCACCAAAACTAAAGAGGGTTCAATCCCTTTAGGTTCATTTTTATCCATATATTGTGCATAAGGGTGTTCATAATCGTGACCATTACCTTGTTGCCACAGAATCAAATCATCTGTGGTTTGCTTATCAAAAAGAATATATTCCATTTTAACACTCCTCATTTTTTTGTGAATATAAAGTTATTCCAAAGTCATAACCTTGATTGTACCAATGATACCAATTAGGCTTATAATCATCTGCTCTTAAATTTCTTTGACCCACATTTAAGGCATCTGCAACTCCATCTTTAAATGCAGATAAAATTGGACTATTAATTTTATACTGTTTAAGTTCTTTAGTCATTTTTAACTCCATATCTTTTCACAATTAATATCAATCACAAAGTGACCATTATCAGAATTATCACCATCATTTATATCTTTACCTAAATATATTGAATGAGTGATTCTTTCTTTATTGGTATAATCTGCAAATCGTCTATCTTTTTGCAAATCTGCAATAAACAAAACCATAACATTTTGAGGGTCTAACCTTGTATATGGTGTTGATATATTATTTCGTCTTTGTAACACTTCTCTCTTAAGTTTTTTAACCCAATTGAGTGCATATTGAGGAAACTCTTTACCTCCCCAATGATTGAAAAGAGGAACACTTTCCTCTCTTCTTTTATCGTGAAAATAATCTATTTCATTCACAAAGCTTATTGATACTCTATCTCCCATTTTTTCTCCTTTCGTAGATAGTTCAATTACAATATTATATGTATAGGATATTATGTCAAGTATTATATTAAATCCTTGACAAAGTTTTCTTTAAGGCCTAATATATTTATATAATATAAACAAAGGAGTTATTATGAAAACTAAAGAATATTACTATGAACAAGAGTGTAGAGATATCTGTGAGGCCATTCAAGATATTGATTTTGGAGATGAGGACTTCCAACCAACTATGAATGAGATGGTTACTTCAGTACAACAAAAGATTGGATATCCTATTTTTCACACTTATGATGAGATAGAAGATATGATTCGTGATTATTGTGATGAAAAGAGAGGTGGATAATGCAATTTGTTGTTTCAAAAGCAAAAGATATGCTTGTGACTTTTAATGAGTTTGCTAGTATTAGTGAGCCAAAGGCTTATTCAATTACTGTGACAAATATTTCTAAAGATACTGTTATACTTGTAACTGATTCACTTGATGAAGTAGTTGAACTTGTAAATGAATATGATAAACACACTTATTATGACCTACCTTTTTTTGATAGATGTTTATTTGATATCAAAAACTTAATACCTAAAGAGTGGGAAGATGTATCTTATGGTAATGATACTTGTCCTAGTTTTGAGGTTAAGGGGTTTCAAATATTTATTGATAATCCCAACCCAAAAGAAAGAGAGTACCAAGATGAGTATGGTGAAGAATCAAAAAGATTTCACATCATCAAATCAAAAAATTATGGTATGGGATATAAACCTTTATTAGAAACTAACAATTTTTATGAAGTTTTGGAGTTTGTAAATGACAATTAATTTACTGAATAAACTATATATTGCTTGGTGCAAAAGAGAACAATTTGATGAGATTTTAAGTGCAGATGAAATGCTTTTTAGTGGTCAAGTTCAAATGCCTTATCAATCTTATTGGTTGAAAAGATTCATTGAAATATGGAACAAGGTTGAGGATATGGAACACCAAAGGTGGTTGAAAGAGAAAGGTAAAAATTGATAAAATTATTTTTAATCTTGCTAGTTATACTTTTTTTATTTACAACTTGTGGTAGTGAATGAAAGTTATCTTTGGAAAAAAATTAATGCCCTACAAAAAAAGCAACGATTGTGGCACTTTACAAGAATTGAGAGTGCCACCATCAGAGGTATTGCAGATGTAAATTGTTTGATGAATGGTTTTGAGTTTTGGATTGAGTTGAAGGGGAATGTTGGCAAGAATTTAGGACTTTCTGATTATCAAATCAATTGGCATTACAAACATTTCAAATGTGGTGGTTTTGTTTTTATCTTGCTACCTTGTGTCAAGCAGAAGGTGTTCAAACTTTTCAGACTCGTGGGACTTGGTTCTTGTGACCATATCCCCAATCATATCCCCAATCATATCCCCAATCATATCACAAGGGACTTGAATCAAGAACCAATATTTCAGTTAATCATATCCAACAGCTGTTTAGAAAAATTATTTTTGAAGCTACAAAATTATTTTCGATCGAAATTATAAATCCAGGTTTTTTAGCTGCCGTTTTTTTTTAAAAAAGGCCTTGCATTATTTCCTATAATATCCTATACTATATATAATATAAACGAAGGAGAAAAAAAAATGCAAACTAAAGAAAAAAAATGCAGCGACCTTGTTGAAAATAATTATAATTATATTTTTGATAAATTCAAAAAAGCTTATGAATATTTAAATCAAGATAAAGAACTAAGAAAGCCTAATGATGAATTAGAGCACTTCGAAGACTTCACCCAATTTATATGTGAATATGGATTATGCTTTGATAAAGTTGAGCCTAACACATTTCAAAATCAAAAGCTTGGCTATTGGAGATGGCAACTATCTTGGGGGGGACCTTCTGACGAGTTCAGAATCTATTTAGATGAAGATAAAAACATTTATAAAATTGAATACTGGTATTTAGACTGGGGCGATGGTGCCAGTATCATAGTTGAAGATAGTTTAATTTATCATATTATTGAAGAATATTTCATTAATAATATATATTAATCCAACAATCATATTGGGGGCAACCATAAGCCCCCAATCATATTTAATCATATTCAATCATATTTAAAATGCTATTAATAATTAAACTAATTATTCTCTTTTACCTAATAACCAGGTATTTTTCGATCAAAATTTAAAGAAAAAAAAACGAAGCTAAATATTTAGCTTCGTTTTTTCAAGGAAGGAACTTTCTATTTATAGTTAATAGTATAATAATCAATTGTTTTTACACACTCTTTGTAAATATCTGGATACTTCTCTTCAAGTATACCAACATCAATTATCTTTCTTTTGGTTTTAGTTTTCCAGATTTTGTGAGTATTATTTTTAGTTTTTACAATAACCTCACCATTGTATTTATCTAGAATAGTGTGTTGTCTCTGAGTATTGTCTTTATCTTCTTTGACAACTTTCTTTTTTAAATCTCTTCCAGAAATAAATTCAATAGAGTGTATTTGCTCCATTGATAGATTTCTTAGAAGTTTTGTTTTTGTTTGAGCCATTGTGATTATCCTCTCGTTTATAGTTAATATTAATGTCTCTTATATAATATAGGAAATGATAAGAGAGAAGTCAATAGAAAAAAAATAAAAAAAGTTATTGACAACTATGCCATCTTATATTATCTTATATATATAAGATAACAATTATGTATCTTATAAACGAAAGGGCAGCTTATGCTAAAATTAGATAAACATTTAAAATACCAGGTGAATCACTTTCATGGTTCATTCTTTGATTTCATTTATAAATGCCACGAGGTACTTGAGCACAACCAAGTGATTAACAGCTTTTATAAAGATGCTTGTGAAATAAGTTCAATTTGGAAAAACGACCCAGAAGTTAAAGATAGAAAACTTTATCGTATTGCCAAGCAAACTGTTAAGATGATTGATAGACACGACATAGACTTAGCAGAGCATTTAGACCTATGGCTTACTCGCCTTGCAGACTTAAACAAAGTAAGACTGTGGCACAAGGTAGCTTCTAGATAATCATAAATAAGGCAGAGCTTGTGCTCTGCCTTATTCCCCTAACAATAGAAGGCTCATATCACATTCCATATCACATCGACACCTGCAAAAGTGCGACAGGGTCGAGGGGGCGGCTTTATATAGCAACACCCTATAGGCTATGTTAGATATATGTAAACATTTGCATTTTCGTATGGCTCGAATATACTAAGGCAATGAAAAGTGATTTACTCACGACAGATAAACTGAGGCTCAAAGTAGAATCATTATGGATCCAACATGTAAAATTGTGTCAAGATCATTTTCTATATTTTGTACAAGAGGTCTGGCCAGATTTTATATGTCGTAAAGAAAAAGATAAAAGTAAGTGGGGCCATCATCAGATTATTGCTCACGAGTTTACTGATATAGCTAAAGATAAAAAAGGGAGGCTCGTAATAAATATGCCTCCTAGGCATACTAAATCTGAATTTGCATCTGTGTATTTTCCTGCTTGGGTTATTGGTAAGTATCCCAAAATGAAAATTATGCAGGTTTCTCACAACACAGAACTTGCAGTAAGGTTTGGTTCTAAGGTTCGAAACATAATTGATTCCCCAGAATATAAACAAATCTTTGGCGATGTGAAACTTCGTGAGGACTCCAAAGCCAAAGGTCGTTGGGAAACTAATCAAGGTGGTGAGTATTATGCAGCAGGAGTTGGAGCATCAATCACGGGTCGTGGTGCGGACTTGTTGATTATTGATGACCCACACACAGAACAAGACTCTATGTCTGACACTGCAATGGAAAGAGCTTATGAGTGGTATACTTCTGGTCCACGACAAAGGTTACAACCAGGAGGTAGTATCTTGGTTGTAATGACAAGATGGGCAGAAGATGATTTGACAGGTAGATTATTGAAGGCTCAAGCTGAACCTAAAGCAGATAAGTGGAGACAGATTTCATTTCCCGCGATCCTCGACTCAGGGAACCCAGTATGGCCAGAGTATTGGGAGTTAGAAGAATTAGAAAAGATTAAGTCAAGTATACCTATTCGTAACTGGTCAGCTCAGTATATGCAAAACCCAACGAGTGAAGAGGGTGCAATTTTAAAACGAGAATGGTGGCAAGCTTGGAAAGGACACATACCAAATTTAATGCATGTTATACAAAGTTATGATACTGCTTTTAGTAAAAAAGAAACAGCAGATTATTCTGCGATTACGACTTGGGGTATTTTTTTTCCAGAAGAAGGTGGGTCACCACATATGATTTTGTTAGATGCTATCAAAGGTAAATTTGATTTTCCAGAACTTAAAGCAGTGGCTTTAGAGCAAAACAAATATTGGGAACCAGAGACAACAATCATTGAACAAAAAGCAAGTGGTGAACCTTTGACTCAAGAGTTTAGACGTATGGGTATACCTGTCGTTCCCTTTGTACCTAGTCGTGGTAATGACAAACATACTCGTGTAAATGCGTGTGCCCCTGTTTTTGAAAGTGGTCAGGTATGGTATCCGTTTGGTGAGAAGTTTGCTGACGATGTGATAGATGAATGTGCCGCTTTTCCAAATGGTGCAAATGATGATTATGTTGATTCAACCACCCAAGCTGTGTTAAGGTATAGGCAAGGCAACTTTATTGAGTTATACTCAGATTATGTAGATTTAGAAGAATTACCCCCAAAGGAATATAAATATTATGAGTAGCGAAACTGAAGAAGAATTAAAACGAGCTAAAAAATTTAAATTGTTAAGTAAAGCATTTGGTACCCCTGGGTCATTAGAGGATCTTGTCGCAGGAGCTTTTAGACAACCAAGAAGATCTAAACAAAAAATATTACCTATATTTAGACAAAAACGAATTGATCCTAGACCAAGTAAGAAACAATATGATATTGTTGGTCGAAAAGTTCCAGACATAGAATCAATAACTGAATCAATAGTAGAAGATGAGTTTACACCAAAGGTAATTGTACCTGATATTAGACGAGTTAAACAAGGTGATTTTATTCAAAGTCGCGGGTGTAAGTTAGCTCGTAAAAAGAAAACAAGGATAACATAATGGATGAAGAAGAAAATTTAGAAGAACAGGTTGAACCTGTAGACGTGGCTGTTGAAGAGCCAACTGACGAACCAATGGAAGAGGAGGCTCCTCCTCAAGAAGAAAATTTCTACAAAAACTTAGCAGAAGATATGGACGATTCTGTACTAACATCCATATCGTCTGACCTTATCTCTGAATTTAAAAAAGATAAAGAGTCCCGTGGTGATTGGGAGAAGTCTTATATTTCTGGATTAGATTTACTAGGGTTTAAGTATAGAGATGAAGGGCAACCGTTCAGAGGAGCGAGTGGCGTGACCCATCCCCTTTTATCCGAGGCTGTTACTCAATTTCAAGCACAAGCTTACAAAGAGTTACTACCACCTGATGGTCCTGTAAGAACACAAGTGGTGGGTGATATGTCAAAAGAAAAAGAGGATCAAGCTTCTCGTGTAAAAGAATTTATGAACTATATGCTTATGGACAAGATGGAGGAGTACACTCCAGAGTTTGACCAACTGTTATTTTATTTACCTTTAGCAGGTAGTGCTTTCAAAAAAATCTATTACGATGAAACTCGTGCCAGAGCAGTAAGTAAGTTTGTTCCTGCTGAGGATTTAGTTGTACCTTACTATGCGAGTGATCTGATGGACTGTGAACGAATCACGCATGTAATTAAGATGACAGAGAATGATGTATTAAAAAAACAAAAAGGTGGTTTTTATCGTGATGTAGAGTTGATGCCTACACAAGAAGAGAATGAGGTTGATGAAAAATACAATGAAATGGAAGGAATCACGAGCCAAGGACCAAGGGACTATCAGTTCAATATTCTTGAGATGCATGTTGATTTAGATTTAGAAGAGTATGAGAAACCTAATGCAGATAAGAATGTAAAAGTTCCATACATTGTAACTATCGATGAAGGTTCACAAGAGGTTTTAAGCATCTATCGCAACTTTAAACCTGACGATGAGATGTTAAATAGAAACGAATACTTCGTTCATTACAAATTTTTACCAGGTTTAGGCTTTTATGGCTTTGGTTTGATACATATGATTGGTGGTTTGAGTAAAACTGCCACCTCTGCACTAAGACAATTGCTTGATGCAGGTACTTTAAGTAACTTACCCGCTGGTTTTAAGTCAAGAGGTATACGAATTAGGGATGATGAGCAACCTTTTCAACCCGGTGAGTTCAGAGATGTTGATGCTCCGGGTGGAAATATCAAAGATCAGTTCCAAATTTTGCCTTTTAAAGAGCCAAGTAATGTACTTTTTCAACTTTTAGGCTTTGTTGTACAAGCAGGACAACGATTTGCTGCAATTGCTGATATGGCAGTAGGAAATGATGCTCAAAATAGAGCTGTTGGCACTACAATTGCTCTCTTGGAACGTGGTTCTAGGGTAATGAGTGCTATTCATAAGCGTTGTTACTATGCAATGCGACAAGAATTTAGACTTTTGGCTAAAGTTTTTGGTACTTACCTACCACCAGTCTATCCATACTCAGTTTATGGGGGAAATAGGCTGATAAAAATTGCAGATTTTAGTGATGAAGTTGATGTTATACCTGTAGCAGACCCAAATATATTTTCTATGGCACAAAGAGTGACTTTAGCTCAGACTCAATTGCAAATTGCTCAAAGTGCACCTCAATTACACAATATTAGAGAGGCTTTTCGTAGAGTTTACGAGTCATTAGGTACAAAACAGGTGGATAATCTGCTTAAACCAGAAAAACCACCAATTCCTAAAGATCCAGCGATTGAAAATGCAGAAGCTCTACGTATGGAAGTGCCTACTGCCTTTCCTCAACAGAATCACGATGCCCATATTATTTCGCATGCCGCCTTTATCAAAACAAGAATGGTGCAAATTAATCCTATGGTATATGCTTTGTTACAAGCTCACATTTCTGAACACATTTCAATGAAAGCAAGAGCACAAGTTGTAGCAACAATAGGAGAAGAGCGTCCTGATTTGCTTAAATTACAAAAAACGAACCCTGCCGCATTTCAAATTGAATTTGATTCAATGGTTTCTTTGAGAGTTATGGCTTTAACTCAAGAATTACAACAAGCAGAAGAAATGACTGAAAAAGGTGATCCACTTGTAGCACTTAAACAAAGAGAACTTGATTTACGTGCTATGGATATGCAAAGAAAATCAGGAGAATTTATGACAGAAGAACAACGAAAAGCAAATGAATTTGAACAACGTATTGATCTTGACAAAATGAAAAGAGAAGATGCTGAAGAAGCTTCAAAAGAAAGAATACGAGTTGCAGATGATAAGCTTGGTTTAAATGCAGTAAAATTAGGTTTACAGGATTTAAAAAATGAAGGGTAAAGCTTTTGGCCCTCCACCAGAGAGAGGCCCACAACCGCAAGGTATGAAAGATGGTGATTTTATTGGTTGCCCTCATAGAGAAAATGGTGTAAAAAGCGATATAAAGGGTATAAAAGATATCCAAGTAAAAGGTAAAAAATTTATAGGAATTAAGTGATAAAAGGCGATTCGTCAGAATACCATCTGATTACAAAACATATAGGAAACTTAAAAATTGATAGAGCCACGTTAACTTGTGAGATAGGTTTACGAGAAGGGTTAGGTTCTAAAATTATTATGGATGCAGTTCGTGAGCATAAACCTAATCTTTATAAGCATGTTGCAATTGATCCATACAATAATTTAAATTATCAACATTACGACAAATCAGACTCGTATACAGCAGATTATACTGAAGATATGAAACAGAAGACGGTATCTTATCTCTATCAGAACTATCAAGAATTTGATTTTTATCATATGACTGACGAATATTATTTTGAAACTATGGGTGATGGTCATCAGTTTTCAATTGAGGGTAATGTTATGTTGTATGGTTTATACAAAGTGGTACATCTTGATGGCCCACATACAACATATGCAGTGCTTGAAGAACTAAAATTTTTTATCCCACGAATGGATGAAGAAGGTCTAATAATCATTGATGATTACCAACACCTTGAGATGGGTATTGTCGAAATGCTCCTAAAGACTTATAATTTTAATGTTGCTGAGAAAGGTGACAATAAAATTATTTTTAAAAAGGAGATATAATGTTTCAAGCCATATTAGGTCCTGTAGCCAAGTTAGCTTCAACTTGGATAGAAGGTCGTACAAAAAAAGCTGAATTAAAATCAAAAGTTGAGCTTACAAAATTAGAAGCAACCAAGACTAGAATTGAGAAGGAAGGAACTTGGGACGAAAAACAAGCAGATGCAGCATCAGAAAGCTGGAAAGACGAAGCTTGGACCCTTGCCTTCATTGGCATAATTTTCGCCAGCTTTGTACCTGCTTTACAACCTTATATGAAAGAGGGTTTTGTTTTTTTAAAACAAGATTGTCCCGATTGGCTAAGTTGGGGCATTTTAGCGTCGATCGCGGGATCGTTCGGACTAAAGAGTATTGCCAAGTTTAAAAAATAACAGTAAAATATGACTAAGATATTGTGGTTTGTATTACAAATCCTATTTTCGTTTATGTGGGGTTTGTTTTTATTTTTAACTTTATATTTTATTGGAGGAAATTATGCTACTAACTAAAAATGTTATCAAATTTAACAACATCCTAGTTAAGATACCAAATCAAACAAAACGTATTTGGGATTTATCTGAAAACAGATGGGGTTATAAAGTTGTCAGAAATTTTTAGGATTAAAGACTGTACAGGATCAAAGTTTCCAAGAAAAAGACGCATCTTGGAGTATGTATCTCCAGTTAAATTCTATGGCAAGAAAAAATGAAAATAATCTGTGTTAGGATTGGAGACTTGTATGGTCCTCAATACGAGGAATATATAGAGTCTAAACTTTCAGAGTATGAGATTATTTGGGTGAGAGAGCCTATACAACCAAACATAAATTTACAATGGAATAAAATGTTTGGTATGACATTAGATACAGATGAGCCAGTCTGTGTGATGGATATTGATGTTCTCTTAGTAAATGATTACAAAAAAATCTTTGAATATCCAATAGAACACGGACAATTTCTTGCAGCACCTGGGTGGTGGAGAGAACCACCTCCAGAGGCTAAAGGTAGATTTACTATCAATGGTGGTTTTCAAAAATACTATCCAAAAGAGGCTAAATATATTTACGAAAAATTTATGAAACAACCAGAATATTGGCAGACTAAGTATGTCAAAGATGGTTATGCATCTCCACCATTTTATGGAGAGCAACACTACATTGAAGATTCTGTAAATGAAAAATTACAATTAGTAAAACTACCAAACTCTTGGGTAACAAGATTTGATGAAAATTTATTATATCATTTTACTTTGAAATACACACAAGCTTGTGGCAATCTGTATCTGATCAACGATGATGGTTTTCACAAAGATTTAAAGTTTGTGCATTTTGCATCTAAGGGTAATTTTCCACACAAGTGGGACAAATATGACAAATTCAAATAATTTTTTTTGGATTCACATAAAAAAATCAGCAGGTCAATCTTTAAGGCAATTACTACAACCTCACTATTTACTTACAGATAGGAAAAAAGGTTCAGAGGGATTCACAGAATCTAATTACAAATTTTGGAATGATATTTTGAATAACTATAGGACACCTCTAGGTGATTTACAATATAAGCGAGCTTTGTTTGCAGCACGACATTTATATCCAGATAAGTGGTCTAAGTTATTCTCGTTTGCTTTTGTAAGAGAGCCAGTATCTAGATGTTTGAGTATGTATAGATATTTTCAAAGTGAAATAAAAGACGAAGAGGAAAAATTTAGTACGTTTCTTAAACTTATCAAAGAACCTTATGATTTAAGGTTTGCAACACATACTAATCCAACTTGGAATGATGTCACTGATGATAATGATGAACTGTGTGTAAGCAAAGTATATCGTTTAGATGATATGATGCCTGCTTTACAAGAGGTTTACGAAAAATGTAATTTAAGTTTTAAAAAAAAAGAAATATTTGTAAATACAACAAAAGAACAAAAAATTCATAAAGATTTGGCTGTTGCTTTTGAATCAGAAATACAAAAAATTTATGAAAAGGACTTTATACTTTATTATCAGCTTTACAGTAAAGTTTCCAAATGATACAACAAATACATGCTAGATATCGATACAGTACAGCAAATTCGTCATTATATCAGAAAAGAAATTGAGAAAACTAAAGACCATATCTGCTATGGTATAGACAAGACTGATCAACTCTATTATGCTAAAGGCAAGCTCAACGGATTAGAATCGTTGCTTCAGGATCTTAAAGACCTGCAAAATAGAGAGGATAGTATTGATGACATTGATCAAACCTGATACTAAATTAGTCACTCCAAATATGGATGATGACGAACCCTTAGTTCCAAAGGGTGCTAAAGAAACGGAACAATATCTAAAATTGTTACCAAAACCAGTAGGATACAGACTTTTAATTAGGCCTTATCAACCTAAGGCTAAAACTAAAGGTGGTCTTTACTTAACAGAAAAAACTCTTGAGACACAACAAATGACAACGGTAGTTGGACTTGTCGTGAAAATGGGTGATTTGTGTTACCAAGATAAAGAAAAGTTTCCAACAGGTCCTTGGTGCAAAGAGGGACAGTTTATTGTCTATGGACGATATGCTGGAGCTAGATTTAAAACAAAATATGGTGAGCATCGAATTTTAAATGACGATGAAATCATAGGAACTATTAATAAACCCGAGGACATCCTCGCATTATTCTAAGGAGTAATTATGGCTGAAGAAAATAAAGTCGAACTTGATACTGATGATGTTAATGAAGAAAGCATCGAGGTAGCACAAGAAGAAAAAGAAGAAAAAGTAGAACGTCCTGAAGTTGATTTAGGATATACTGACCCAATAAAAAAAGAAACAAAAAGTGAAGTAATAGAAGAAGAAAAACCAAAAGAAGAGAAACCAAAAGAAGACAATCTACAAGATTTATCTGAAAATGTTCAAAAAAGAATTGATAAACTAACAAGAAAATACAGAGAAGCTGAAAGAAGAGAAAAGGCCGCTCTTGATTTTGCTAAAGGTTTACAAAAAAAATATGAAAACACAGATAAAAAATTATCTGATGTTGATACAAATTATTTTAAAGAATTTGAGGCTCGTGTAGATGCTCAAAGAGAACAAGTCAAAAATGTTCTTAAGACAGCTATTGAATCAAATGATACAGACAAAATTATGGAGGCTAATGATAGGCTTACACAATTAGCTGTTGAAAAAGAAAAAGCACGAATTCACACTCAACAAAAAAAAGAACAAGAAGAACAACAATCAAAAGAAAAAGAACAACCACAAACATTACAAGAAGCACCTACTCAACAAACACAACAAAGCCAACCCGCAAGTCCTCGTGCTCAGGAATGGGCAAAAGACAATGAATGGTTTGGCACTGACAAAGTTATGACCAGTGCAGCTTTTGGCATCCATCAAGATTTAGTGGAGCAAGGGTTTGACTCAGAGTCAGATGAATACTACAATGAAATAAACAAAAAGATGAGGGATTATTTCCCTCAGAAGTTTGCTAGTGAAAAAAAACCTGTCCAAACTGTTGCCTCTGCGGGGCGTAAACAAGAAGGACGCAGAACTGTGAAACTCACTCGTTCACAGGTGGCTATTGCCAAAAAACTAGGAGTGCCACTAGAAGAATACGCAAAACACGTAAAGGGATAAAAATATGAATGATATTAAAAGAACTTCACGCGGTTCAGGTGAAAGACAAGAAGTCAGAAATAAGCCTTGGACTCCTCCATCAAGTTTAGACGCACCTACTGCACCTAAAGGATTTGTACATAGATGGATAAGAACAGAACTTATGGGTCAAGAGGATACAGGTAATGTATCTAAAAAACTCAGAGAGGGATGGGAATTTGTGAGAGCTGAAGAGATTAAAAATCAAGTTGGTGATCACAGTTATCCAGTAATACAAAAAGGGCAATATCAGGGGTTAGTTGGGGTTGGTGGCCTTGTGTTGGCAAGGATACCTGAAGAAACAGTCGAACAACGCAAGCAGTATTTCCAAAACATTACTGCTGATCAAGTTAAAGCCGTTGATCAAGACATTCTTAGGGAGCAACGACCAGAGATGCCTGTTAACATTAACAGACAATCTCGTGTAACTTTTGGTGGTGGTCGTAAATCAGAATAGTTTTTTGATAAAAGCCATCGCTGTAATATTAATGCTTATTTAAGGAGAATCTAAATGGCAAATGTAAGTGAAAAGTTTGGTCTTAGACCTTATAAATCTCTTAATGGTGCTCCATGGAACAATGCTCAGAATAGGTATACTATTGCAGCCAACTACGGAACAGCAATCTTCCAAGGTGACTTGGTAGTTCCAACTGCTGCAGGAAACATCGAAAGATATGATGTAACTGCAAGTTCAGGAGCTGTAAAACCTATTGGTGTGTTTAATGGTGTATTTTATACTGACCCAACTACGAGCAAACCAACATTTAGTAATCACTATCCTGGTAGTATAAATGCTAGTGATATTGTTGCTAATGTAATTGATGACCCTAATACGTTATTCTTAATCGATTCAGACGATGCTTTCACAAGAGCAGGTTTGTTTACTGGTTATAAAACTACTAACGTAACAGGAAACACAGTAACCGGCATATCAAAAGTACAACTTGATACAAGTACAGCAGACTCAACGAATGCTATACCACTTCAAGCTGTTGATATATGTCAAGATGTTAACAATGAGGACACATCATCTGCAAACACAAATGTTGTTGTCCGTATTCAAAACCACTTTCTGAATCCACCAGCTGCTGCTGGGGATACAGGGGTATAAGGGAGATATTATATGGCTATTTCAAGATCACAATTGGTCAAAGAGCTAGAGCCTGGTCTTAATGCTCTCTTTGGCTTAGAATATAATCGTTATGAAAACCAACATGCAGAAATCTTTGTATCAGAGGCATCAGATAGAGCTTTCGAAGAAGAAGTAATGCTAACAGGTTTCGGTAGTGCTCCAGTAAAAGAAGAAGGTAGCTCGGTCACTTTTGATCAAGCAACTGAATCTTTCACTGCTAGATACACTCACGAAACAATTGCAATGGCATTTGCTATCACTGAAGAAGCTATTGAAGATAATCTATACGACAGACTAGCTGCAAGATATACAAGAGCATTAGCTCGTTCAATGGCAAATACTAAACAAGTAAAAGCTGCAAATGTACTTAACAATGCATTTAATTCAAGCTTTGCTGGTGGTGATGGTGTTGAACTTTGTTCTGATGTTCATCCAATCGCAACTGGTGGTACATTCAGAAATGAACTATCAACAGCAGCTGATTTATCTGAAACATCACTAGAGCAGTCTTTAATTGACATTTCTGCTTTCGTTGATGAAAGAGGACTTAAAATTGCAATGCAAGGTGTTAAACTGATTATTCCAAAAGAACTTCAGTTTACTGCTGAAAGAATTTTAAGAACACCTCAGAGAGTAGGTACTGCTGATAATGACATCAATGCTATGGCTTCTATGGGTATGATCCCACAAGGCTATAGAGTTAATCATTATCTAACAGATACTGATGCTTTCTTCATTATGACTGATGCTCCTAATGGAATGAAACAATTCGTTAGAGCACCAATCAAAACTGCAATCGAAGGTGACTTTGATACTGGTAACGTCAGATTTAAAGCAAGAGAAAGATATTCTTTTGGTTTCTCTGATCCAAGAGGTATCTTTGGTTCACCTGGAGCTGCATAGTTTCAGTGATGAAATAAATTGAAAGGGGGGACTTACGAGTCCCCTTTTTTTTTGTATAATATAAAAACCAAGATAATATAAACTAGATATAGACTGACTTGGCAGACACCCTAGAGGACTATATCTTTTAACTAGGAAAAAAATTATGGCAAACACAACTTTTTCAGGTCCAGTTCGTTCAGAAAATGGATTTAAAAATATAATCAAAAACAGTATTGGCACAGTCACAAGTGACATGGGTTTATCTGTTTACAGCACTTCAATTACAATTGCTGCCTCAGGCACAGATCACAAAGAAACATCAATTGGTATTCCATCTAATTTTATACCAATGGGTGTGGCAGTAACAGTTACAAGTGCGGCAGCAAACGCAGTAAACTTAGTTGACATAGGCACAGAGGCTGATGACGATGGTTTCGTTGATGGTATTTCTGCTGCAATAAATAGCACAGGATTTAAAGGGTTCTTCCCTTGCAATGGTGTGTTAGGAATGTCAGGTGGAGCAACTACTGCTGCAACTGAAACAGCAGACGAAGTACAAGTCGTAGTATCTGGAACTGCTGGTGCAGGTGGTGTTGTAGCACTTAAGTTTTTTGGTTTATCCTCTGATTCACCAACTACTTAATAGGAGAAAAATATGAACTCTGATGTAGGTGCAAAAACATTAACAGCAACAGGCACAATACAATCTGGAAGAACTAGACTATTATCTATTTATTATGTTGGAGCATCCTCTGCGGGAACTCTTACATTTAAAGATGGAGGAGCAAGTGGTACACAAAAATTAGTTATCACTACACCAGCAGGAAGTGCTGCTGATCAATATCAGATAGATATCCCTCTAGACGGAATTGTATTTAAAACAGATATGCATTTAACAATAGCAAATGTCACATCTGTTACTGTTTTTGTTACACCAGTGACTGGTGATACTGACAATGGATAATAGTTACTATGATGATTTAGACCTATTTGGTTTAGCGAAAGGTGGTATGCCTGCTCGCAACAAAAAAAACTATAGGCCTACAAAGTCAGGTGCTGGAATGACTGAAGCTGGGGTAAAAGCGTATAGACGCAAAAACCCTGGCTCCAAGTTAAAAACTGCTGTAACTGGTAAAGTAAAAAAGGGTAGCAAAGCTGCTAAACGAAGAAAGTCTTATTGTTCTAGAAGTGCAGGACAAGCAAGAATGCATAATATTAATTGTAGAAAAACACCTAACAAAAGAATTTGTCAGGCGAGAAGGAGATGGAAATGTTAGACAATGTTAAAGAAAAAATCGAATTAATTAAAAACTTGTACAAGGATAACAAAGATAGTATAGTAATTGTACTATGCGTATTGTTACTCCTATCTTGGATGTTCTAGTTTTTGCAATACTAGGTATTGGAACTTTTTTATTTATTTCAATATGGAGTCTGTGGATGCTTTTTAGTTTTCCAATAGATACATTTTACGATGCAATTATCAAAAAATTTTTCCCTTAACGAACTTACAAAATCACAAACAGCAACAAGACTTGGTATTGAAAACAAACCAAGCTCACAAGAAATATTACATCTCAAAAACCTTTGTGAAAATATTTTACAAAAAGTGCGAGATAGGTTTAATGAACCTGTGATAATTAACTCAGGTTACAGGTCAATAAAATTATGTGAAGCAATAGGTAGTTCTGGCAAGTCACAACACGCAAAAGGTCAAGCAGCTGATATTGAAGTCGCAAATTTAGATAATAAAAAGGTTGCAGAGTGGATAAAAAATAATCTAGAATATGATCAATTAATATTAGAATTTTACAAAGAGTCTGAGGGACCAAGGAGTGGGTGGATTCACGTGTCGTATATCAGTGATAATCCAAGAAAACAAGCTTTACTCGCAGATAAAGATAAAAACAACAAAACGAGGTACATGCCATGGCTATAAGTAGAGGTAATATGACACAACAAATTAACAACCCTCCTCAAAAAAAGAAATTTAGAAAAGTCAAAAAAAAGAAAAAATGAAAAAAATAGAAATCATGCCCTCATACATTTATGAGTATGATATGCCTGAGGACTTAACAAAACAAGCTTTAGAACTTGCAGAAAATATTAAATACAAACCTACAAATGCTAGACCAAATCAAAGTTCTTTACAGATGGATGTTGACAAACATTTACCCAAGGCAACCAAAATAGTATTGGATAAAATGTATGAAATTGTAGAACAAAACAATTTCTCCATTAAAAAACTTAAAGTAGTCAATGCTCATGCAAACAAAACGAGATGTTGGGAATATCATACTCCTCATAACCACGACAATACAGTATTCAGTTGTATATGGTATTTGAACACTTGTGAATGCGACACTTTGTTTTACAGATTAAATGATTGGATGGATCAATGGGTAAATATCTATCCTCAACGAATTAAGGGTGGTGGTATGGGAGGTACTTGGGTACTTAAATATCTTGATTGGTGTGATGAAGAAGGCAAAAATTTAGTTAAAAATTTTAAACCTTTTGTCATACATAAACAACCTAGCCTTGCAGGTAAGTTAATAATTTTTCCTGCGAAAATGTTACATTTGACAAATAAAAATAAAAGTTTGCATTCTAGGTATACAATTACGTATAATGTTTTTCCAACAGAGTTTGGTCAATCAACAATGACTGTAAAATGATTTTTTTTATATCTTATCCTAAATCTGGTAGAACTTGGTGTCGTTACATTTTTTATGAGTATGCCAAAAGAGCAAAAACAATAAGAAAAAATTTAATCTTTAGTCACATTACATTTGGTAATTCACCAGAAGCTGAAGACCAAGGTAAAAAATGGTTAGAAAAAGACACAGTTAGAATACTTTTAAAAAGAAATGATTTAGATGTATTAGTATCCTTGTATCACGATCAAATTCAAAGAGTTCCTGGTGTTGCAGAAAAATACAAAACGATTGATGAGTTTGTTTTAGATAAAGCAAAGCATCTTGACGAATTTACAAGGCAATCAAGACAACTGAAATACAAATATGAAATTTGTTACGAGCTTATGTTAAGAAACCCTTACACAGCATTTTGGCCTGCAATGAAAATAGTATTTGGAGATGTTGATATTGAAAAATACAGGGAGGCAATTGAGTTTTGTGATTTTAATAATATGTATAAATTAGAGAGAGAGGGTAAAATAAACCTACGAGGAAGAGGTCTTATTTATAAAACACGAAAAGGTAAATTAGGAAGTTATAAAGAAGAACTACAACAAGAAACCATAGAACTCTTAAGGAATAGACATAACAAATAGCAAGATGTATAATACTTGAAAGGAGTAATTATGACAAAATTATGTGCTAGAGGTAAAGCTGCCGCCAAAAGAAAATTTAAGGTATATCCTTCCGCCTATGCAAATGCATATGCATCAAAGATTTGTGCAGGTAAAATTAAAGACCCAAGTGGTGTAAAACGAAAAGATTTTAAAGGACCTAAACCTGCATCTGCTAATGAGGGCAAGTTTATGAATGAAATAGAAGTAGAAAGACTGGAAAGGCAACTAGACAAAGATAACAAAAGTAGAGCTTTCCAAGGAAAACCAGCAGGGGCACCAGGTCAGGGGCGTTATGTCAGAAGAAGGGACTTGTTAAAAAAGAAAGCCAGTTTGAAAAAGCAAAAAAATTATACACCATCCAAAAGAGGACTTAATACAAGTGATGTAGAAGAACTTATGGATGCTATGCCAAAATATAATGTTGGTGGTCACAGTGTCATGGGTTCACCAGTATCTGTTGATGTTGATGGTGATACATTAGAAAATCCATCTGCTTCAGTTTATTATAAAGATATATTATAATGGGCCTCAAGAAGTGGTTTTCAGAAAATTGGGTTGACATTGGCTCGCCCAAAAAAGGTGGTAAGCACCAAAAATGTGGGCGAAAAAAAGCTGATGGTTCAAAAAGAAAATACCCAAAATGTGTACCAGCTTCAAAAGCTGCAAGAATGTCAGAATCACAAAAACGAAGTGCAGTCAAAAGAAAAAGAGCAAAAGCTCAAGGAGTTGGTGGTAAACCAACAAATGTAAAAACATTTGCTAATGAAGGAGAATTTGCAACAAAACAAAAAAAAAGAAAAACATATTCACTAAAACCTAAATTTGATTTCAGTGAAGTAAATCTAGGCGATGTCAAAACAAGTTTTAGAAGACCTGCTGTAAAATTACAAAAAAAAAACAAAAAATTGCCTGATGTTTCAGTTGAATTATTTAAAGAATATGAAGACATAAAAACACCTTATTATGAAGATAAAAAACAATCAAAGGGTGTGACTGGCACTATTGGTGGTAAATATGGAAGAGTAAGAGGTCAACTAAAAAAAGATAACAGATCAGGTAAAATATCAAGGCAACTCAGTGTTGAAGGTAATTTTGAGTTTGCTAAAGGTGGGTTGATAAGTACCTATTATAAGGATATACTGTAGCTATGAGTAAAAAATTTCCAGACTTAAATAAAGACGGTAAAATAACAAAGGCTGATGTTTTAATTGGTCGTGGTGTAATTAAAGCATCAGATGGTGAATCTATAGATTTTATTAAAAAGAAAACACAAAAAAACCCAGGTATTGAAACCAAAATACTAAGAACAAAAAAAGAACTATCTAAAGAAGTACAAAAAACAAAAACAGCGAAAAAAAAGTATGGTGATAAAACAAAACCAAGATACAAAAATGTAAGTGTCACAGGATCTAAAAAAGACATAAGTGAATTACAAAGAGCTGGTCAAAATTTTCAAAAGTCAACACAGGATTTAAAAAAATATGTAGAAGAAGTTGCTAATCCAAGACTCGAAAGAGATAGAGAAGCATTGAAAAAAGCAGTCGCTGAATATCCAGAAAAAAGAAAACAATATGAACGCATGGTGAGGCGAATAGCTAAAGAAGATGATTTAGCTGTTAGAAAAGCTTTTAGAGCAGTAGGTAGAACTGTTCCTTTTGTTTCAAAAGCTTTAGGGGCAGTAGGATCTTTAGTACCAACTAAACTGGGTAGTGCAGAATTAAAAGATATGGAAAAGAAAAAATATGGTGGCTCCATAGGTGTCAAAATGGCAAAGGGTGGCTTTAAGAAGAAAACACCAATATATTAGGATGAATTATGACTACATCGGGAACCACTGCATTTGATCTTAATATCGATGATATCATTCAAGAGGCATATGAACGATGTGCGGCAAGAACTAACAGTGGGTATGACTTAAAATCGGCAAGGCGAAGTTTAAATATTCTTTTCTCAGAATGGGGAAACCGAGGGGTTCACCTTTGGAAGGTAGCAAACCAAGAACAATTACTGACAGCCGGGACAGCGACTTACTCAGCACCGAGCAATGCGAACGACATATTAGAGGCATACATAAGCACAACTACGGGTCAATCAACCACTACGAACGATGTTTCGCTGACAAAGATAAGTAGAAGTGAATATGCCGCTTTACCAAATAAAGGTTCAAGAGGTCAACCAAGTCAATATTATGTTGACAGATTGACAACACCTACAATAACTTTATATCAAACTCCAGATGCCAATACATATACATATTTAAAATATTATTATTTAAAAAAAATAGAAGATTCTGGAGCATATACTAACACTGCTGATGTTGTTTTTAGATTTATACCTTGTATGGTAGCAGGATTGGCATATTACTTGTCTATGAAGTATAATCCACAAGTAGTGCAACAAAATAAACTTATATATGAAGATGAGCTTTCACGAGCTTTGAATGAGGATGGTCAAAGAACATCTGTATATATAACACCACAAACTTATTATCCACAGGGGTTCTAAAATGAAGACTATGAAAATATTTAAAAAAGCTACTGGAGGTTATCTTTCTGATTTAGAAAAATCAAAGCCAGAACTTTTCAAAACAATCAATGAGTATAGAACAAGATTAGCAGGTCTAGATAATGGAGCTGATTTACAAAGAACATTTGATAAAAGAGCAAATATTCAATATGCAGCTACAAAAAATATGCCTGAGCTTGAAAGAGATGCTTATATAAAATCAGTTGAAAAAGAGTTTGCTACTGCCACTGATAAACAATTTGAGGATCTACAAAAAGATTTGAAAAGTGAAAAAAGATTTGTTCCAACTTACAGATATGCTGCTGATCAAACTTCTTTTGGGCCAACATCTGGATATTACAGAAACTTACAAGACGAAATTGATCAAAAAAGAAAATCTTTAGAAGGTTTACAAATTACTGAAAAAAAAACAGGAACAAGAACACCTTATATTAGAGAATATAGTCGAGGTAATGTTGGTCTAGCAGGTTATCAGCCACCACCTCCTTCAAAACCTGTTTATGAATTACCAAAGGGATATAGCAAAGAATTTAGAACTGCGGGAACAGGAGCTTTTGGTCAAGGTGCAGGACGAACAGCTTTTGGACAACAAGGTCAAAATACAGGGCCTTATGGTACATATTCTCCTAGTGATTATTATGTGAAAGGTTCCCCAGAAAAATATACTTACAGTGTTACCAGAGCTCAAAAAGCTGGTGATACTGACTACGACAAAGTTATGTCAGAAATAGGAAGACTAGAAAAAAGGCACAAATACAGAAATTTATATAACACAAGCTCACCATCAGTTTCAAGTGCAAATATATATTCTAGTATGGGTATGGGTGCAGCACAAAACCCACCACCAAGAAGAAATAAAATTGAAGCTCGAGGAGCTTTTTCAAGAATTCAACCAAGACAAATGAATAAAGGTGGCGAAATAAAAGGTAAAGGTAAAGCAATAAGAGGTTTTAAATTTGGTGGTGTTAAATAATGGGTTACTCAAGAGGAAAGTATGCTCAGGCTATATCAGATCGTTCAGGGATGGCTTTTCCTTACAATGAAATGGTCAAAGAATGGAATGGCTCATTTGTGCATAAATCTGAGTTTGAGGCTAAACATCCTCAGATAAGAAGAAAACATATAAAAGCTGATGCAATTGCTTTGGCTAATGCTCGACCTCAAACTTTGTCACCTACTATAGTTGATTTAAATCCTTCACTGTTCTTTAATCCAAACCCTAATTCTTTGGTGCCACCATCAACACCTGATGAACAAAATAGAAGAAGACAATTAAATATGTCTGTAGGAAGTGTTAGTACAAGTGGCTTAACAATAACTCAAACTTTTGTTGTGACTGTTGTTGGAGGTAATCCTTCAAATCACCCTTACCATAATGTTGGTTCTAGTAACAAATTTGCTATTGGTGGATCTACTGCCACTGCTGATGTTACACTTACTGTTGAAGAAGGCAAAACATATCGTTTTGACCAAAGCGATTCATCAAATGACAATCATCCTTTGAAAATAAGTGTCACACCAAATGGTACGCATGGGGGCGGGTCTGAATACACTACTGGAGTAAGCTTTAATGGTGTGCCTGGACAAAGTGGTGCTTACACACAAATTACTGTAGCAGTAGGAGCTCCTACATTATACTACTATTGTCAAAATCACTCTGCGATGGGGTGGACAATTAATACTTAGGAATCAATATGGCTATAACTTATTCAGATTTTTTAACTCAGGTTCGTAACTACACAGAGGTAGATTCTAATGTTTTATCTGATTCACTGTTAGATCAATTTATCAGAAATATGGAATTAGACATTGCAGGAAAAGTTGATTTTGATGATCTAAGAAAATATGCAACATCAACTACTAACACAAATTCAAAATTTATTTTGTTACCAGACGACTTGATATATTTAAGGTCTGTCCAAACAATTATTTCAAATGTGCGAACTTTTATTGAAAAAAGAGACACTAGTTTTATATCAGAATTTAATGGCAGTGGTGCTACAGGTGAGCCTAAATATTATGCTAATTGGAATGAAAGTACAATTATTTTAGCACCTACACCTGCTGTAGATACAATTACTGTACAAATAAATTATATTATTGATCCTCCACATTTTACATCTACAAATACAACATATTTGTCAACTTACCAAGAGTCCTTACTTTTGAATGGAGTTTTAACAGAATGCTTTCGTTTTTTAAAAGGGCCCCCAGACCTATACAAAGTGTATTTGGAGAAGTATAATGAAGAAATACAAGCATTTGCTCTACAACAAATGGGGCAAAGAAGAAGAGGGCAATACGAAGATGGGGTACCTAGAATTCAAGTTCCTTCTCCTTCAGCTTAAGTTAAATTAATTTAGGAGAAAAATAATGGCCATTACTACTTCTGCTATCTGTAATTCATTTAAAAAAGAATTATTAGAGGCAAAACACGATTTCACTCAAACATCTGGTGATCAATTTAAATTATCATTGTACACAAGTTCAGCTACTTTGGGTAAATCAACTACAAGTTTTACAACTGACAATGAAGTTTCTGCGAGCGGGCAGTATACTCAAGGTGGAGGTAAACTAGCAAAAGGTTCACAAAATACTTCAGTTGCTACAAATACAGCAATTGTTGATTTTGCAGACAGATCATTCACTGGTGTTACACTTACTGCGAGAGGTGCTTTACTTTATAACTCATCAAACAGTAATACTGCTGTTGCTGTGTTAGACTTTGGTGGTGATAAATCTGCAACATCTGGAACTTTTACAATACAGTTTCCTGCTTTTACAACTTCAGCTGCTATTATTAGAATAGCCTAAGGTTAACAATGGCTAACACTTGGGGTGCTTTATCTTGGAGCTTTGGGCCTTATGGTGAACAAGCTAATAATTCAGTTACAGTAACTGGTGTATCAGCTTCAACTTCGGTTGGTGAAGCAATTGTAGCTTTTCCTGACCATAACCAAGTATTAACAGGTGTCTCAATGACATCTTCTGTAGGAACGGCCTCTGGATCGTTCTTATTTGGTTGGGGTCGTTTCGCTTGGGGTGACTTTGATTGGGGTGAAGCAAACAATGCAAGTGAAACTGTAGGTGGTTTATCTCTAACAACCTCCGCAGGTCAATTAGGGTTTCTTGGGGACACTAACATAGATGTAACTGGTCTACCTTTAACAGCTACTGTTGGAAATGCTATACCTGTTATAAATTTAAGCTTTGCTGTATCAGGTGTATCATCAACCACTGCAATTGGTAGTGTTGAAGGTGTTGCTGGCTACACACCTGCAAGTGCGACTGCTACTACTTCCATTGGATCTGTAACACTCTTTGGTAATGCAGATGTTCCTGTTACAGGACTATCTCTTTCATCAAGTATTGGTACTGTAGAACAAATTACTTTATATGATGTAACGGGTTTGTCTGTAGCCACATCTTTAGGCACTGTAGATCCTATCGCAAAATATCCTGTTACAGGATTATCTTTAACAACAGGGACTGAGGATCCAGGAATAACAATCGGTGTAAGCTTTACTGTAAGTGGAGTCACTGCTCAAACAAGTGTTGGTAACACTTTTGCATTTGTATGGAGTGAAATAGATCCAAACGTAACCAATAGGTGGGACGAGGTTGAAACTGCTGCCTAATTGATGTAAACTTATAAAAATAAGGAGAGATTATGCCGAGTACATTTTCATCGGAATTAAAAATAGAATTAATGGCTACTGGAGAAAACTCTGGTACATGGGGCACAAAGACAAATACTAATCTGGCTGTTGTTGAACAGGCAATCGCAGGTTACCAAGAGATTGATGTAGCTTCAGGGGATGTCACTTTAGTTATGAGTGATGCAGCTATATCTAATGCAAGAAATATGACAATTAAATTTATTGGGACTCTTGCAGGTAATAGAACTGTTAATTTTCCAGCAAGTTTAGAAAAGTTTTTTAATATAATTGATGGCACTAATCACGCAAATTTTACTTTAACATTTAAAGTAACCTCAGCTACGGGATTTCAGTTGTGTGAAGGACATCATTATATTTGTCATTCAAATGGAACCGATATTGTTAAAGATCAAGAAACAAAAGTGTGGAGAGCTCTTACAGCTGCTGAAACTGTACAACCAGGTGCTCAAGTATTTGTAGATACCTCAAGTTCAGCTATAACAGTTACATTACCAGCATCTCCTTCTCTTGGAGATGAAGTAACTTTTTCTGACCA